TGCCGTAGTTGTCGGGTCTTGTTTCCATCGCAGCCCTGCTGTAGTGATTCCGAGAACTTCCGCTAGATCCTTCTTTGATTTTCCTTGCCTCGCAAGCTCTCCGTACAACTCGGGATATTTAAATGGATAAGTCATTTAAGCTTTCTCCTTTCTTTACCTTTGTTAAGATCATCTCCATTATATTAACTTTAGAAAAGAATGTCAATAGCTATTGCAAAAAAACTTTACTTGTGTTAAGATCATTTTCAGGAGGTGTTTCAAATTGGCATTTGCTGACACA